AGTTCGTTTTGGTTCGTCCGACCCGCGAGTTGAAGCATGTCGCAAGCGTGGTTACAAGGTTGTCTGGGATATTGGGATTGATGGACGAGAAGACCACACACGATATGTGGTTGAGTTTCCGTGCAAATCTCCCGAGAACGCAATCCTTGCATCTGCGATGACTGCGGTAGAGCAGCTCGAATGGGTCAAAAAGATGCAAACAGTCTGGGCCGACAATGCCGTGTCTGTGACTGTCTATTACCGCAAGGAAGAACTTGAACTCATTAAGGAATGGCTGTCAAAGAACTATGACAAAGGTGTCAAGTCGGTATCCTTCCTGCTTCACGCCGACCATAATTTCCCACTTCCACCATACGAGGAGGTTGCAAAGGAAGTTTATGAGAAGCTGATTTCAAAAATTGATTTCTCCGCCCCATTGCAACAAGCAGCTTTTGGGGATGAGCTATCTCTTGATGATTGCGCAACAGGGGCGTGTCCAGTAAAGTAGGTTCTTTGAAAGCAATATTAATTCCTGTCGCATAAAAAGGGAACAAATGAAAAAGTTATTCAAAAAAATCATTCAGGTTGAACGCACATCCATAAGTGAGCAGGATGTTGTCTCTTACTGGCAAGAGGTAGAAGATGACAAGACCAATGATGCCGACACGGACGCAGTAGAATTAGATACTGATGAATGGAACAATCCGTGGAACTAATCAAAGGGTAAGAATGAACCCCAAGAACAAGACTAGTAAGCCAATCAGTGAAAAAGAATTAAGCAACAAAATTGATGCTCTTACAAAAGAAATTGCTGCGCTCGAAAAAGAGATAGCCAATGACGCTAAAGAAATTGCAATTCTTGAAGAGGAAATAGCAAAACTCAACTGAATGCCGGGCCTGTAGCTCAGTGGTCAGAGCAGGGGACTCATAATCCCTTGGTCGTGGGTTCAATCCCCACCGGGCCCACTAAATTGCGTCATTATGTGATTAGGATGAAAATATGAAAAACCTCAACGTAACAATCAAGACGGTTTTGGATATGTTCGGAGAATCAGAGCGGTGCATAATGCACAAAAATATTGCTGCCGTTGAGGTGGTTGAGAAGTTTCTGAGCAATGATGAATTGGACAAATTAATCGGAAAGTATCCAAATGAATGAGATACAACTGCAGATAGAGGAACTTAAGAAAAAAATAGTTCCCGAATACTGGAAATCAATAGATGTTGACGAAGGTTGGTATCGTCTGGTCATAGATTGCGACAAAGAGCTGACCGAAGTGGACCCAAACTATCAGATATACCAAGTTAAAGAAAAGTTTGGCGGCCTTCGCTACTACATAAAACCATCGAATATGGACGACAAAGATACTCTGGAGAAAATCAACAATATAATCTCCAAATATGAAGGTATTTCATTCAAGACGTGTAGCGCCACTGGTGGCCCTGGTGTTCTTATGAAGTCAATTGGTGGATGGCGCAAGACGCTGAACCCAGAATATGCAGCAGAGTCCCTACGTCACCAAAAGTACTCAATCACCACGCCAACCCCAACTGAAATTTAGAGCTAAATTTAAAACAAAATTCGTGTCTTAAACATTTGACATTTTTTAAAAAATGTGAAATAGTTGGGCCTATGCGCAACAGGCCATCCAAAACCAGAATGAATTTTTGGACAGTCATAAAAAACATCAAAGATATAGAAGTTGATGATAAAACCAAGGATGAAATAATCAAAATGCGCGCACAGCACGCTGTTTTGGCAGACGAAGTTTACAAAACTTCCCCAAAACTCGAAAACAACTTGATTGTTGTAACGCAACATGATGTGGAGAATTTCTATGAGCTATGGGACCAAATGTCAAAAATAAGGAATAAGATTGAAAAAATAATTCGTCTTGGGTCTAGCGAAAGGGTTGCAAAATGACAACAGTACACGATATTGATTTGCTGAGCGCAAACACCGAGGTTCCACGGTTCAGTGGTGCATGCCGGGGCATGCCTACCGACTGGTGGTTTCCGGAGAAGAGCGCAAACGGAGAAGAAAAGTCAAACAACAAAAAAGCTGTGCAGATTTGCGAATCATGTTCTTCAAAAAATGAGTGCCTAGATTTCTCACTTACATTCATGAATGTACAAGGCATATGGGGCGGCCTTTCGCACAGGCAGAGGCAGCGAGAGAGGTCAAAGCGTGGAGTAAAAGTTATTCAGGATAGGGTAAAACGTTAATATGGACAACACCTTTACCAAGGTCCAGCAGCTTGTCGAAAAGATAAAACCTCCCTATCGTTCTGCCATAGAGGTTGATGAGGGCTGGTATCAACTCATCATTGATTGCGATAAAGAACTAACTGCGGTTGACGCAAAATACACCATCCTTCAAATCAAGCAGAAGTTCGGTGGGCTTCGCTACCACATGGCACCGAGTAATTACACGACCCCAGAACAGAGGGACACCATGTGGGCAATTCTTGAAAAATATGAGGAACTTTCTAGGGAGACATGTGAAGAAACAGGTTGTGCTGGCGTATTAATGCAGTCGGTTGGCGGGTCGTACAAGACGCTCAATCTTGAATATGCTGCGAGAAGTCCTTTATATGCAAAGCATAGGCAAGTAGAAAAAACCAATCAGTTTCTTGCTGCTAGCAATGGTTGATTTTTTTAGAATTCATAGCAAAATCTGTGAATTGATATACATTTTTACGCAATCAAATTCAAACCCTTTGCCTGTAAGGTTTTAATTTTCTCAAAACTACAACAAAATTGTGCAACATAAGACAAAAGGGCTATAATTGATGTATGGATACACGAAAGGTTTTTTTTAAACTGAGCTAGGTCCCCAAGGGTCGAACCTGCTCGCTATCCCATACACCTAAACAAGGAGTCTTAATTGAACATCAAAACTGGTATTTACGCTATTTTTTTTATAATGGTTGCCCAGGTGGGTCTTTCTGCAGTAGGCGCAATGGAGGCAAAAGCTCCAGTAGCGGTTATTAGCAGTGAATCTGCAAGGCTGATTCAGCATGACAAAATTAACGAAATCAACAGTCTTGAAACAATAAAGTTCAGCCACGGAGATGTTTCCTGGCTTGAGAAAATGGCGTTAAGCGTGGGCTGGCCGGCAAAGCAGATTCCTAGGCTTAAAAAAATCGTTTTACGTGAATCAGGCGGCTGTCCTAATCGCATAGGCGGCTCAGTTGTTGATAGTGACTGCAATATCATCAAGATGGCAACAATGTCGCATCCCTCTGACAGTGGTTTGCTCCAGATTAATGGAGTGAATTATGACAAAAGCAGGAATCAGTGGGCGCTACTGTGCAACGAGATGAGCATTTGTAACCAGAAACCACTTCTTGACGCAGAAACAAACCTTAGGGCCGGCCTGTTGCTCTGGAGGGTATCCGGGTGGGGCCCATGGGACCCTTGCCAGTGGGGCGCAGAATATGCGCATAGGTGCAAAAAGGGAAAGTAGTAACCAGCGCTACCTGCATTGGGTTATTATTCACTTGTGGCAAATAACAACTCAAAATCATCAGGCAGAACCAGAATCAATCCAGTAACAAAAGAAACAGAAACTGTTGCCGGTACTAAGGCTGGAAAAAAACGAAACCGGCTCCCAACAGGACATCCGCAGAGAACTCATGACCTGCGTGGTCCGGTTGGAAAGAAAAACAGAAAAAGCTCTCCTGTGAACGACGAAGATTAATTTTCTTCTAAAATTTTAAATAAAGAGTCTCTATCTAGGAAGATTGAGCCACCACTTATATTCGACCCATCATCAGACTCCTCGATGTAAATAGTGATGTCGTCTGCGGATACTTTTAGTTTCTTGGCGATGTATACAGTCATTCTCGAAACTTCATCCTGAAGAGAAGATAATGCAATTTCGGATTGATTTTCTTTTATTTCTATGTCTTCGTAGCCCTCGTACCCAACGCCGGTCCTGACAAACTCTGCAGACATTTTTGTAAATGTTGATGCCATAACGCACATTGAGCACGCTATTTTCTCGGTCTTGGCTGGCCGCTTGCGTGGTTCCATGTGCCCGCACGAGAGCTTATGAAGGTAGACAACATCACCCCATTGACCTTTTCTAATTATGTCAATTACTGTATTTTGCGGAGCGCTTTTTTTATTTATTTCCATAAAAATCCATTGCCGTATTCATGGGTAAAGGGTACTATGGATTCATGCAAACATTTTTACCATATTCAAGCTTTCGTGAGTCGGCATCAGTATTGGACTACAGGAGGTTAGGTAAACAACGCGTCGAGACTCTTCAGATTTTGAAGAGCTTATTGGACCCAGATTATGGGTGGAAAAGTCACCCAGCTGTAAAGATGTGGGTTGGGTTTGAGCCGGCATTGTCCGCTTACGGGGTTGAGGTATGCAAAGCATGGCTGGCAATGGGCTACAAAGATACATGCCTAGAAAAAATTTCATTGTTAGTTAAACCAAGCATGGAGATTCTCCCTCCATGGATTGGAGATGAGCGTCTTCACGACAGTCATAAATCAAACCTTCTCCGGAAAATGCCAGAATACTATGCTCCAATATTCGGCGAAGTAGGTCCAGACATGCCTTATTTTTGGCCGGCGGATTCATCGAGCAATAAAAATATACTAGTATTTTAAGAATGAGCGAAGAAATAAGGAAACCCACGATTGCATTTTTGACCACAGACTGGTCTTTCGGATTGCAGCCAATTCAACCAAACGGTTGTTCATACTATAGGTGCAAGTTGCCAATGGATGAAATTCAAACTAGGTATGGATGGATTTGCGGTATGGGACTACCTGGATTGCACCCAACAAAAGGTGTTGGCATGTTAATCGAGAACGATAAAGCTATTCACGGATGGGATTTGATAGTAATTAAGTTAATTATGCATAAAACTTTTTCTGAATTTATGCCCATAGCAAAAGGACTTGGTCAAAAAATAATAGTTGATATAGACGACTGGTTTGATGGGTTAGAGCCAACAAATAGGGCATTTGAAACAACAGACCCAAAGAAAAACCCAGAAGTGAACAGAGAGCATTATGCAAGCATCATCAATCAAGCTGATGCGCTGATTGTTTCTACTCCATTTCTTTTAGATTACTACAAACAGTTTCATAAAAATGTTTTCCTTGTTAGGAATGGCATAGATTTGGACAGATGGAAAAGAAGAAAAGTTAAAGATACCCATAAACCAACAATTGGCTGGGTTGGGGCCACTCCATGGAGGTCAAACGATTTGGAAGTTCTTGGTCCAAAGTTTGGCGAATATATGAAAAAAAATAAGTTAAATTTTCATCATTCTGGACATACTTCAGATGCCCCATTGGCACACGAGATGGTTGGGGTGGACATTGCTCGCTCAACGGTTTCCCATATGCTTCCCATAAGTGATTACCCAAAGCTGTTTGAGCATATGGATATAGGCATAGTACCTTTGAGTAATGTTAGATTCAATGACGCCAAATCTTACATAAAAGGCCTAGAGTACGCAGCTGCTGGTATTCCTTTTATAGCATCACCCTCACCAGAGTATCTGGAGCTTGCAAAATCGGGAATAGGTAGAATTGCCTATAATTGGGATGATTGGGAATATCATTTTGATGAGCTTCTTGACCCACAAAAGAGAAAAGATGACATTGAGGTAAATCTAGAAAACCTAAAAAACTTTACAGTTAAAGCTAGAGGTTCCGAATGGGACTCAACATTCAGGCACATTTTGTACGGTATCCAGGAATATCATGACTGATATATCTTTTACTTTTGGAATAATTACCGTTTACGAGGATAAGCAGAGACTTGCCGAAATGGTAGCCAATATTCGCAATTTGCGTGTTCCAAACTTTGAGATACTCATTGTTGGAGGTGGGGACTCATCGGGAATAGACGGACAGGACATTGTAAAAATTGACTTTAATGAGTCAGTCAAGCCAAAGTGGATTACAAGGAAAAAAAATATTCTTGTACAACATGCAAGATACGAGAACATTGCATTAATGCATGACTATCACTTATTTGATGAAAAATGGTACGAAGAATTTAAATCATTTGGTACAGACTGGGATATCTGCTCATGTCCTCAGTACTTAATTAATGGCGCTAGAAACCCAATGGACTGGTCGTTATGGGACAAACCAGGACACGGTCAAGCATGGTCACTTGACTACAACGACTGGACGCAAACTCAATACATGTATATATCTGGTGGTTTCTTTATTCTTAAGAAACATGTGATGCTTGAAGAACCCCTTGACGAATCACGTGGATGGAACGAAGCAGAAGATGTTGAATGGTCAATGCGTGTTCGTGATAAGTATGTAATGAAGTGCAATGGAAAAAGCATTGTTCGTCACAATAAGTGGCACAGGCATGCAGGACCTAATCCAAATGAAAAATAACTTTCTCGTCATCTTTGACCTTGACGGTGTTTTGATTGAATCACGCGACGTTCATTACGATTCACTGAATATTGCCTTAAGCAGGGTTGATGTTAAATACATAATTTCGCAAGAGGAACACCTATCCAAATATGACGGTCTTGGGACAACAACAAAGTTGAAGATGTTGACTGAAGAAAAAGGTCTCCCAGAATCGAAACATCAGCAAATCTGGGAAGACAAGCAAAAAGCAACTCTAGAAATACTCTCAGATTTCCCCAAGAATTACGTAGCAATTGACATAATGCAGACCCTCAAAGAAAAGGGCTGGCGCATTGCTGTTGCCTCGAACGCCATACGAGATACGGTCATAACCGCCCTAGATGCAATTGGTGTCCTCAAATACGTCAGCTACATAATGAGCAACGAGGACGTAAGAAACCACAAACCACACCCAGAGATGTACTGGAAATGCATGGTCTCCCTTGATGCAGTTCCTGCTAATACTATAATTATTGAGGATTCCCATATCGGCAGGGAGGGTGCGCTTAGTTCTGGCGCAAACCTTCATGCAATAAAGAATGCTGCCGACCTTAACAAGGAACGTTTAATCCGTTTTGTTGATGAAATAGAAAATAGAGGCAAAAAGCCTGTTGCGTGGAGGAATGAAAAAATGAATGTTTTAATACCGATGGCAGGAGCCGGCTCCCGATTTGCGCAAGCTGGGTACACGTTCCCGAAGCCCTTGATTGATGTTAATGCCAAACCAATGATTCAGGTAGTTGTCGAGAACCTAAACATAGATGCGCACTTTATTTTCCTTGTACAAAAAGAGCACTACGAAAAATACAACTTGAAACAGGTTCTGGGACTCATCAAACCAGGGTGCGACATTGTCCTGGTTGATGGAATGACGGATGGCGCTGCTTGCACGACATTATTGGCATCTGGATTGATAGACAATGAAGAACCATTATTAATGGCGAACTCTGACCAGATAGTCGACTGGAATAGCAACGAGTGTCTTTACGCATTTGGGGCTGAGGGTATCGACGGTGGAATACTTACATTTAAGGCAACTCACCCAAAGTGGTCTTACGCATAACTTGGTGACGATGGTCTTGTAGATGAGGTTGCAGAAAAGAACCCAATTTCAGATAATGCAACTGTTGGAATTTATTACTGGAAGCATGGCTCTGATTATGTTAAATATGCAAATCAAATGATTAAAAAAGACATTAGAACCAATAATGAGTTTTATGTCTGCCCAGTATTTAATGAAGCCATTCAGGATGGCAAAAAGATTCGAATTAAAGAAGTCCCTAAAATGTGGGGAATTGGAACGCCGGAAGACCTGAATTACTACCTGGAGAACAACAAATGAAATCGGTAATTGTTGAAGTTGGTGCCAACTACGGAAATGACACAGCAAATTTTGTTAACAATAAAAACAATGAAGTCTGGGCATTTGAACCAACCCCGGAGCTA